ATATGGCAAACCAACCAACGAAAATTACGAAACATTCTTTAGTGCTGCAAACTTCTTAGCATATTCGAGTAGTTTGTATGTTAGTCGTGCTGCTGTAACAACTGGTGATGATGTTACAGTTTCAGTAGATCTTGGTGGTAATACCACAATAGTAATTGCTGCTATTAGCACCGGTATAGCGAATGCTCAAAGTGTTTATGGTGCTGGTATCGTAGACGGAACTACAGTTTCTGGTCTTACATCTAATGCTACACATACAACTATAACCCTGAGTGCCAATGCAACTCTTGGTAACTCTTCGGTGTCAAGTACACAGAGCGTTAATTTCTTTGATACAAATCTTTCTTTCAATGCCGTAGCAAATTCTACAATTGCAGTTGACAGAAAAGACTATATTGTTAAAAATCTTGATGATTTTGAAAATGTTACTATACCTTCTGGTGTAGAATATGTAGCTAAATATCCAGGTTATCTTGGTAATTCACTTAAGATTTCCGTATGTGATACGGCTGATCAGTATAGTTCAGTTGTAAATCCATTTGCATTAGCGGGATATACAAACACTTCAATAATTCCAGGCTCATCTGGTATCGATATTGCCGTTAATTCTACTACTGCTAACGTTTACATTTCAAACTCTGCAACACTGGCCTTCGCTACTACATACACTGCTGCTGGTGCATTAAAAAATTCATTTATTGTTGGTGATTATATCGAAGTTGGTAATACCACTATCGGTAAACAAACACTTAAAATTAAAACTGTTGGTGCTCTACAGAATACCAATCCATTGTCACCAACTGGTACATCATATTTTAATCTGGAAGTTGAAACTCCATTCAGTAAATCTACCAATTGGACAGATACTAGTGTTACACGTAAGTGGGAATATTACAACTTAGTTGATAGTGCACCAGGAATATCAGAAACTGTATCTGATCTTAATATTTCGGTAGTAGATCAAATAAGTGCTGTTGTTGTTGACGAAGATGGTAAGTTTTCTGGTTCTAATGGAACCGTTCTTGAAGTATTCCAAAATCTTTCAAGAGCTACTGATTCTAAAAATTCAGACGGTACTTCAAATTATTATAAGACTGTAATAAATGACAATTCTAAATATGTTTGGGTTGCCAACCCAACTGCAGATGCACCTGTTGCTGTAGCAGCGGCCGTTGCAAATTCTACAAGAGCTGCACCATATACAAAATCATTTGGTGGTGGTACTAATGGGGTTTCAGAAGGCAGTACTTCAATGGCAGCATTAGCCAATGCATATGATCTCTTTGCAGATTCAAAAAGCGTTGATGTATCGCTTCTAATTACAGGTAAATCTATTAATGGTGCACAACTAGCCAACTATATAATAGATAATGTTGCAGAGGTTCGCAAGGATTGTGTTGTATTTGTATCACCAGAAAGAGACGATGTCGTTGGAACTGGAGTTGGAGTTGAGGGTCAACAGGTTGATAATTCAATTGCATTTAGAAACACTATGAGATCATCATCTTATGCATTCCTTGACAGTGGTTATAAGAAACAATACGACAAATATAATGACGTATTTAGATTCATTCCATTAAACGGTGATATTGCCGGTCTTGCTGCAAGAACCGATGATGTTAGAGATGCGTGGTTTTCGCCAGCTGGATTTAGCAGAGGACAAATCAAGAATATATTTAGTCTTGCATGGAATCCTAATCAGGTTGAGAGAGATAATCTCTATAGAGCTGATGTTAATCCAGTAGTATCATTCCAAGGACAGGGTACTATTCTATATGGAGATAAAACTGCATTAGGTAAACCAAGTGCATTCGATAGAATCAACGTTCGTAGATTGTTTATTGTTCTTGAAAAGGCAATTGCAAATGCATCACAATCAACATTGTTTGAATTCAACGACGAATTTACAAGAGCTCAGTTTAAGAACTTGGTTGAACCATTCTTAAGAGATCTTCAAGGTCGTCGTGGCATTTATGATTTCAGAGTAGTCTGTGACGAAACAAACAATACAGAAGAAGTTATTGATACTAATAGATTTGTTGGTGATATCTATATCAAACCAGCAAGATCTATCAACTTCATCCAACTTAATTTTGTATCGGTTAGAAGCGGCGTAGAATTTACAGAAATCGTAGGTCGTTTCTAAACATATAAATAAATTTAAGAATTAAATAAGTAGGAGAGTCATAATATGGCATTTAATATTAACGACATCAGAAGCCAATTAACATATGATGGCGCTAGACAGAATCTATTCCAGGTTCAAATCACCAATAGAGGTAATTCTGTTGCAGATTTAAAAGTGCCATTTATGGTACAGGCGGCATCTTTGCCTGCTTCTAATCTTGGAACTATACAGGTACCATATTTCGGAAGAATGATGAAGTTGGCTGGTTATAGAACATACGATCCATGGGTTGTAACTATCATCAACGATGAAGACTTTCTTGTAAGAAATGCTATGGAGGAGTGGTCTAATAAAATTAATCGTTTCGAAGGAAACATTAGAGATATTAGAAACTACAAGTCGCAGGCTCAAGTAATTCAATATGCTAAAGATGGAAAAGTCTTAAGAGTATATGAGTTTAATGGTCTCTTTCCATCAGTAATTTCACCAATCGATCTTGGATGGGACTTGAATGATTCTTATGAATTATTCCAAGTAGAATTCCAATATGATAATTGGGAAGTTAAAGGCGGAACGACTGGTAACGCCGGCGGAAAATAATGATAGGGATTAATTTCCCTATCATTTAAATTATAATTAGGATATAATGAATGAATTTTTTTGGTTTTGAAATTAAAAGAAGAAGAACCTCTATCGTTTGCCACTCCGCAAACTGATGATGGGGCAGTTGTTGTTTCAGAAGGTGGAATCTATGGCACATATGTTGACATGGAAGGAAGCATTAAGTCTGAAGCAGAGCTTATAACAAAATATAGAGATATGGCAAGTCATACAGAAGTTGATATTGCCATAGATCACATTGTGAATGACGTGATTGTTCAAGAACCTGAAACTAAGAGTGTTTCCATCTTCTTAGATGAAATAGAATATTCTGAAAGCATTAAAAAGAAAATGTCGGAAGAGTTTGAAGAGATTTTGCGTCTGCTTCAATTTAATGAATTATCTTATGACACATTCAGAAGATGGTACATCGATGGTAGATTATATTATCACTGTATTGTAGATGAATCTAATCCACTAAACGGTATTACAGAACTTCGTTACGTAGACCCAAGAAAAATAAGAAAAATTCGTTCATATGAAGATAAGCGTTCTTCAGCTGGTGTATCATTCAAGAGAACTAAGAGTGAATACTACATTTACAACGAAAAGGGTTTTGCAAAAACGAGCGGCAACCAAGCAGTCCCGTCGAATAACTCAGCAACTGGTTTAAAGCTTGCTAAAGATTCTATTATTCATTGCACATCCGGTCTTACAAGCAACAATGGTGATTTAGTATTAGGTCATCTACACCAAGCGATTAAGCCACTCAATCAGCTCAAAAGTTTAGAAGATTCTCTAGTTATCTATAGAATTTCTAGAGCACCAGAAAGAAGAGTGTTCTATATTGATGTTGGTAATCTACCAAAATTAAAAGCTGAACAATATGTTCGTGACTTAATGACTAAGTTTAAAAATAAAATCGTATACGATCAAGAAACTGGTCAAATTCGTGATACTCGTAAATTTATGACTATGTTAGAAGACTTTTGGTTGCCTAGAAGAGAAGGTGGTAAGGGTACTGAAATTACAACACTTCCTGGTGGTGAAAATCTTGGTCAGATAGATGATATTCTATATTTCCAAAAACTTCTTTACAAATCACTTAAAGTTCCAACGTCTAGATTAGATTCAGATGTTAATTTTAATCTTGGTAGATCAAGCGAAATAAGTAGAGATGAAGTTAACTTTGGTAAATTTATTCAGAGACTTAGAAACAAGTTTTCAGTACTATTCTTAAGAATACTTGAAAGACAGCTTATTCTTAAGAACATTATTACTCCAGAAGACTGGGATTCTATTAAAGATAATATATCTTTTAGATATGCTCAAGATAACTACTATGCTGAACTAAAAGAACAAGAAGTATTACGTGAACGTATAACATTGCTTAGAGATATAGATGATTATGCTGGCAAGTATTACTCACACATTTGGATCAGAAAACAAGTTCTTAGACAAGCTGAAGATGAAATCGATAAAATCGATGAACAGATTGAAGAAGAAAGAAATGATCCGCAATATAATCCGCCAATTATGCCAGGTGAAGAGCCAGATGGTGGAGGCGATCCGCCACAGGGCCCGCCTCAGTAATTGCAAACCAAAAGATTATAAATATATTTAAAAGAAGGACATAACGATGCCAACCACTAAAGATTTACTTCAACTTGCTGTTTCAGGCGATGTTATTGGATTCACTAAAACATATAGTGAAATAATGGACGAAAAAATTGCTGATGCTGTTGAAGTTAGAAAGCTTGAAATCGCTGACAGTATTTATGATTCTGAAGAAGTTGTCGAACAATTCGAAGATGAAGATTTAGACGAAAGTTTAGATCATGATCTCGATTTAGAAGATCTAGACATTGATATTGATATTGATGCCGAATTAGAAATCGACGAAGATCTAGAGGAACTAGAAGACAATGACTAAATCCATTAAAGATTTTTTTGAAGTGTATGCTCCTAAACCAAAGGGAGAAAAGCGCTTTGTGGATAAACATGTTGTGATCAAACATAAAGATAAAAATGGCAATGGTGATGATGTATTCAAGGCCACCAATATGAAGGGTGTCGAAAGATCACCGAATCATGGATATAATCCTGGCGAAGATGAGAAAGTTTATGAAGGACTCGATGAAATCATCGTCGGAGTTAAAGCATATTTTGAAGAACTCGGCGAAGATATCTCTGACGATGACGCTAAAATATTTGCTGAAAACTTATATGACGATCTTATTACTGACCTTGCTGAAGCATGCTCTGAAACCGATGCAAGCGAAGTGGTTGTTGAAGAAGAACAGATAGACGAACTAAGCAAGCAGACTCTTGCTAATTATGTTGTGAAATCGGCAGAGTCCAGAGCGACTAAGCGTCGTCAAATTGATTGGGCCGGCCGCGACGGAGGCTTTCGTACAAAGGGCTTGCGTAAAGGCATCAGCAATCGTAAAAGAGGAATTGATACAGCCATAAATAAACTTACTAAAGAAGATGTAATTAATAATTTCATTGTAGATAAAGTTAAAACTGCTGTATTAGAAGAAATATCTAATGAAAACAAATTAAGAGCTAATCTTGAAGAGCATATTTCACAAACACACATCAACAAAATTCTTGAATTGTTTTCTGAATTAAATGAAGACAACCAAATTCTTATGTTGAACCATTTA